GCCGCGCGCCCGTCTTGGGCTGGTGCGACCAGCGCGTGAAAGGGTTCCCCGTCAACTTGCGCAAGACCGACATCAGAAAGACATGGCAAGCCGTCCAGAAAGTTCAGGAGAAACAGAAATGAGTGCAGCGCATTCAACGCGGTATGGACAGGGCTGGCGCGAGTGCCAGCAGCAACGTCGACAGCACGATGCCTTTGAAGGGATCTTGTTTGCAGTGATTGCCGGCGCAGTGGTTTGGGCAGTTTTGGGCCTTCTGGTGGCCACTTTGTGGGGAGTGATGCTGTGAAGAACATTAGCGAAGCAATGGCGAAAGCATTCGCGCAGATCGAAGGCGCGGTGAAGGGCAAGACCAATCCCGCATTCCGCTCTAAGTACGCCGACTTGGCCGCAGTGGTCGACGCGATCAAGCCCGCCCTGGCCGAGCATGGCCTGTTCTTCCGGCAGATCACGCACCCGGCTGATGGCGGTGTGTGCATTGAGACGGTAATTCATCACGCATCTGGCGAATCTCTGGCCTGCGGGCCGCTGTTTATGCCGGCCAGCAAGCAGGACGCTCAGGGGTTTGGTAGTGCGATGACGTATGCCCGCAGATACAGCTTGATGGCCGCGTTTGGTGTGCCGGCAGAAGACGACGACGGCAACAGCGCCGTGGCCAGCAAGCCCACGCAAAAGCCCGCAGAACGCGCCAACGATCAGGAAGCGGCGCTGATCTTGGACTCACTGCGCGAAGCCGCTGTAGACGGCCTGGAGGCGTTGCAGGCTCGGTTTAAGTCCATCCCCAACAGCCCGACTAAAACTAGCGTCTGGACGCAGCACCAGGCCGCATTGAAGTCAGCCGCAGAGAAGGTGCCCGCATGAACACGCAAACCTATCCAAACAAACCGATGCGCCGCCGTGGCGATGTCTACCGTAGCGATGCCATTGGCGCGCTGCGCAACCTCGTCGATGTGGTGCGCAGAATGGATGCCGACTATGTGATTGCGCATCAGTGCAAGCCGACATCTGAAGAAGAGTACGGGCGGGCACTGTGCCGTGCAGAGGACGCCCTGGACGAACTGGACGGGCGGCTGTGAACGACGAAAAGGGCGCGCGGCTGAATCAGAGGATTGGAAAGCTGACTGCTTCGCGCATGTATCAAGCGCTCGACATGACAAAGCAGGGCGCTGAAGGCGCAAAGCGCAAGTTGCTGAAACTTGAACTGATTTCGGAGCGCATCAGCGGTGCACTGACTCCGCACTTCGTCAGCGAACACATGCGATGGGGGATTGAAACCGAAGATGAAGCCAAGGCGGCTTTTGAGATAGCAACAGGCCGGATCATTTCCGACTGCGGATTCATTGAGCACCCCTCAATTGCGCACTTTGGAGCATCGCCGGATGGCCTGCTCTCGGATGATGGGGTTATCGAATTTAAGTGTCCGGCAAACACAACGCACATTTCATGGCTACTTGCTGGCGGCATCCCAGAGCAGCACAAGCCTCAGATTTTGGTTCAGCTTGCATGCACAGGCCGCCAGCATGCCGTTTTTTGCAGCTATGCCCCGCGCCTTCTTGACTCTCAATTGCACTTACACATCGTTGAGTGGACGCCTAAGCGCGAAGAAGTGGAAGAGATCGAAGAACACGCCCGCAAATTCCTTGCGGAAGTGGAAGCAATGTTTGAACAACTTACGGAGAAAGCATGAGCGTCAAATTCGAAGCCTGCGCACGCGGCGAAAAGTACACCACTCAATCCGGCGAGGAAAAGCAGAAATGGATTAAGTGCGGCGTGGTGATCGAGGGCAAAAACGGCTTGTCGCTGAAGCTGGAATCGCTGCCGGTGAACTTTGACGGCTGGCTGAGTTTCTTTGAGCCTAAGCCGCGTGACGATCAGCAGCAACGTCCGCAGCCGCGTCGTCAGTCTGCGGGTTCGTATCAGGAAGACGTGCCCTTTTAGCCGAGGCAAGGCAGGGCGCGGCTCGGCGCGGCCTGGCATGGCAAGGCTAGGCAGGCAGGGCGTGGCTTGGATCGGCGCGGTAACGCAAGGCCCGGCGAGGATTGGCAGGCATGGCAGGGCGGGGCCAGGCGCGGCAAGGCGGGGCGAGGCAGGGCCAGGCAAGGCAAGGTGCGGTGAGTTGTGACAAGGCAGGCCGTTTTCAGCGGTCAGGGACAGCCCTGACCGATGCGAATGGCGCATCAACTTAGGAGAGTGACAGATGGCTACGACAAAGAGTACCGAAATCGAAGTCCCGGAGATTCGACGCGAGCGACTCACCGTCAACGTGCTTGGTCGCACCCCGCTGATTCTGAATCGACTCAGCGAGAAAGTGCTGCATGAGCTGCTGATGCCAAAGGGCCGCAAGAACGCGGCAGAAAAGGCTAGCAGTTTGAAGCATGACCCGATGGCAGAGTTTCGCAGCTCACCGCACCGGATCAACGACGACAGCGCCGCGACCCTGCTGGCGATGCCAAGCACGGCATTCAAAGGCGCGCTCAGAACAGCAGCAATTGATGTGCCCGGTGCGGCTAAGTCGCAGATTGGCCGGCTTACGTTCATCGAAGGCGAATACATCCAAATCTTTGGCGTCCCCAAGGTTCTGATGACGCCCGTGCGCAGTGCAGACATGAACCGCACGCCGGACATTCGCACCCGTTGCATCGTCCCGCAGTGGGCCGCAACGATCCACGTGCATTTCGCGTCGTCCATCATCAAGACCACCAGCATCGTCAACTTGCTGACCCAGGCGGGACTAACGATCGGTGTGGGCGATTGGCGTCCGGAGAAAGGCAGCGGAACTTTCGGCCAATTCGACATTGGCATGGCCGAAACCGATCCGGCGTTTGCGCAGGTTGTGAGTACGGGCGGCAGGGCTGCGCAGATTGCGGCAATGGATGACCCGCAGTGCTATGACGATCAGACCGAGGAATTGATGGGCTGGTTCGATGTCGAGGTGAAGCGTCGCGGATTTAAGGTGGCTGCCTAATGGAAACGATCAGCGAGTGGCTTGATGAGATTGAGCGCGAGCATCCCAACATCACCCCCGACGAACTGGTGGAGTTGGCGCAAGACCCCGACTGTCCAGCGCATAACTGTTTTGAGTGGGACAACGAAAAGGCGGGCCACGCGCATCGCGTGTGGCAAGCCCGCACCCTGCTTTCCCGCAAGGTTGTCATCACCACCGACAGCTATTCGCTGACCGTCCCCAGGTATGTGCGCAACCCAGAGGCGCAGCCGGCAACACAAAGCTATATCGCTACCCGCTCTATTAGCGTCGAGGATTTGCAGCACCAGACGCTGGCGCAGGAGTTTGCGCGCGCCCGCGCATTACTGGAACGCACGCGGGAGCTGTCGCGGATGTTCGGGCTGATGCGCGAAGTGGATGAGATGGTGGAGCGGCTTGGGTTAATGAGCGCGAAGGTTGTGCGTCGCCGGCCAGATGAGGATGGGCTGGCGGCGTAAGGCAGGCGCGGCTAGGCACGGCGTAGCAGGGCATGGCTCGGCGTGGCGCGGTGTGGCAGGGCCGAGTCAGGCAGGGCATGGCAGGCGAGGCACGGAGCGGCACGGCCGGGAGTGGCCGGGAGTGGCCGGGCATGGAGCGGCAGGCGAGGTATGGCAGAGATTGGCGGGGCGCGGCTAGGTCAGGCCCAGTTCGGTATGGCAGGCGAGGTTTGGTGGGGCGGGGCTAGGCGAGGCAAGGCAAGGCTAGGCAGGCAAGGCGAGGCGGGGCATGGCGGGGATTGGCACGGCCCGGTGGGGCGCGGCAAGGCAGGCGAGGCTGGGTCTGGAGTGGCGTGGCCCGGCAAGGATTGGATGGGCGGGGCACGGCAGGCACGGCTAGGTTGGGCTTGGCTCGGTACGGCGTGGCGCGGACTGGCGGGGCTTGGTTGGGCAGGCGAGGCGTGGCGGAATTTGGAAAGGAAAGGCATGACAGGCAAAAAATCACCCCGCGCGCTGCTGGACAGCATGAACGGCAGCGCCACAACCCGCTACGAAATGCGCATTCGGGCAGGCGGCCAAGTGCGCATGGTTGTCACGCAGCGCGACGACTTGTTCCGCGTCACGGAAGAAAAACCGCTGACGCCCTGGCGAAACTCACATGACGAACTGGCGCTAGACATCGCTGCGTGGGCGCGGGTCAACGCGGTGCGGCAGCAGATGGAGATGGAGCTGTGACAAGCCCTTTCGACACCAAGCACTTGCCGCAAATGCAAGAGACATTCGGACAGCAGTGGGTGCCGCATGCAGGCCGGCCAAAGAAGAAGCGCGACACGGTGACGCCTAAGTTGCGTGCCGCTGCGCGCCTGCTGCGAAATCATGGATATGTGGTGCAGGAGCCTCGGTGAGATTTAAGCGAATCAACGCATCGTCCAACGCGCGGCTAATGAAGGCGCTCATGGACAACGATATGACGTACCAGGAGATGGCTGACCACGTTGGCCTGCACTACTTGACCGTGGCGCGATTCATGCGCGAGCTACACAAACAAAAGGTGATCCACGTAGCAGAGTGGCGCAGGGATGCGCGCGGATGCGCCAGCGAAAAAGTCTGGGGGTTTGGCGAGGAACGAGATGCAAAGAAACCGGCGCCGCTAGGCCCAGCAAGGGTGCGCATAGCCCGAGCGCGCAAGGCGCAGGCAGCGATGCTTCACATGATGGCGGGGAGGCTGGCGGCGTGAGCGAACCAAGTTATCCGGAATTATCAGCGGACGATAATTCGCCAAAGGTGCCTACAAACCCGCAAATAACCCACGTAGACGGCTGTTGGTCGTGGGGGCCGGCGCATTACGCATGTGCGTGCGCTGAGATTGCCAAGCTGCGCGGTTGGCATGCCCAAGCTGGGCAGGATCGTGCCAAATGACACGCGACGACATCATCCGCATGGCGCGGGAAGCAGGTTTTTCTTGCCTGACTCCTGACGAATCAACAGATGAAGCCCCGCACATTTATGGCGACGAAGAAAACATTTACCCAATCATCGAGCGCTTGATAGACCTCGCTACCTATGATGAAAGGATAAATATGAAGATCGAAGGCTGGCGGCAGTGCGCCAAAGGCCAGCGCACGACACAGTTCTGCGGGCAAGTGCAAGCCGCTGTAGAGGCCGAGCGTGAAGCCTGCGCTAAACAGCTTGATGCGCTTGGGAACGACCACTGCGCTGCTGCCATCCGCGCAAGGGGGAAAGAATGAGTGAAATCCATTCGTGCAGTTACTACTGCATCCGCCCCGCCTGCGTTCTTCGGCGGCGGGATGAATTGCGAGACAAGCTGGAGCAGGCCGAGCCGGATGCGGTGCTGGAGGCTTTGAAGCTGGCTCGATCAATCATTGGGCACCCCGACGACGCGCACAGTAAGCTCATTGACGCAGTAATCAACAAGCATGCCCAAGCTGCGCAGGATCGTGCCAAATGACTTTGGTTGTCACGCCACAAGAAACGTTCCTCGGCATCGAGGAGGCTGCGCAAGCGTTGCAGTGCAGTGCCGACCATCTGGGCGAGCTGGCCGCTGCAGGCAAGGTGACGGGCGTCAAGGTTGGCCGTGCTTGGGTATTTCTTGCGTCGGATTTGGTGGCATTCTTGCGAGCCAAACATAAGGAGGGCGAACGATGCGTGTCTACGCCCGTGGTGCGCACTGGTATGCGGACATCCGTGGGGTCGCGGGCGTCGAGCGAACTCGCCGAGCTGTTGGGGCCGTCTCGGAGCTCACGCAAGAGCAGGCAACAGTCGAGGCATACAAACTCGCCGCAGCACTCCAGCCCGTCGCTGACGCTGTTGCAGCCGGATCGGTAACCTTCCACACCGCGCTACTGGTTTGGCTCAGGCTCAAGACACGGGGCCGCACAGACAAGTCCGTGGTGCGCGTCATCTGCGAAGAATGGCCCGACTGCCCGCTTGAGCACGTGACCAACGCGCAGATGGCGGTGCGCTTGGGCGACTTGGAAGACGGCACCTATGACCGCTACTTGTCCGTCATCAACGCCGCACTGAATGCAGTCGATTGGCCAAAACGGCTAACAAAGCGGAACACGCCACGCGGTAGCGCTCCCAGGTACTTGTCGACAGAAGAGTGGTCACGACTGAAGCCAGCTCTGCCCGCTCACCTACTACCTGCGGTTGAGTTTGCCCTTGCTACCGGCCTGCGCCGTGCCAACGTGTTCGGGCTGGAGTGGCCCAACGTCAACATCGACAACCGTACCGTGACCGTTTGGGCGCAGCGGGCCAAGGGCAAGCGCACGCTGCACCTGCCGCTGTCGGACTGGGCGATTTCCGTGCTGCAAGGGCAGGTAGGCAAGCACGAGCTGGTGGTGTTCCCGTATAGCCGAACCACGTCGCGCGGAACAACTCACAAGGCGATGATTGATCCCAAAACAGCTTGGGGCGCTGCACTGGCCACGGCTGGGATCAACGACTTCCGGTGGCACGATTTGCGCCACACCTGGGCCACATGGTCAGTGCAGGCGGGGATGCCGCTGAAGGTTTTGCAGGAGCTGGGCGGTTGGGCCACGCTCGACATGGTTCTGGTCTACGCCCACGCCGCGCCGAGTGTCTTGCAGGGCTGGGCAAATGCCGTTTCTGACCCGTCAAAAGGGCACAAATTAGGGGACGAAGGGCACAAGGGGGCACACGACCCCTTGAAAGCTGCATGAATGCTAGTAGTCCGTGCCTCTCCTAAGGGGAGGGTCGCACGTTCGATTCGTGCCGGAGGCGCCAAAATACTAGGTTCCGGCGGTAGCGCCCACTAACCGAAATCCAGAAAAACGGGCACAAACGGGCACAAACGGGGGTGAAAGGGCACAGTGTGGGCACAAGCTATTTCGACTCGATCCACAGCCCAACATTGGCCACCGCGTACCCGGCAAACGCCAGCGCCAGGCCGGGCTGGCCGGAGCGGTACAGGTCGGCGGCGATGACGGCGTAGACGACGCCGACGGCAGCGATCAGTGCGGCGCTCATCGGATCGGCTGGTCTTCCTGGCCCGGCTGCGCTGCAAGAAGTCCGGCTGCGCCTATGGTGCCTGCTGCGCTAAGGAAGTTTTTGCCTTGCAAGACATCCATTAGCACTTTCATCGGACGCTCCCCAAGTTGGCTTGCGCGCTGCCTGACCATTCGCTCAAAATTATCTACATACAGCTCCGGCTTGGTCTTGAGTGCAGTGATGTCTCCGCTGCCGTACCAACCCATCGCCTGGGCCTCGTCTGGTAGCACCCCATTGCGCTTTGCCGCCTCCTGCCAGAACCGCTCCACCCCACCGTACTCTGCACCTTGCGGGGCCGCCTCCCAGAACCCAGGACGCGCTAGGGCGGCATCCATGGACAGCTTGCCCGACTGAAAATCAGCGCGTGGTGTATGTGCAGCAAGCACGTTTCCTAGCTCATCTTTTTCAACCAGCTTGGTCGTTAGCCATCGCGGGTCTTTGGACGCGATCACAGGCCCGCGCAGAGCGTTTACGTCAACGGTTACCGGAACATGGTTGCCGAGCAGGTTGCGGTAAAAAGTACCCAGCTTCGCATCCGGCGGTAGCGCCTCATCAATTCCACCGGCGGCGATCGTCTTGGCCCGATCAAAGATTGCCGACTGCGCAAGCGACCCGTAGCCTGGCGGCAATTCCACCGTCCTAGCGCCCTCTGGCACACCGCTCTTGGCGAGCTTCTTGGTAAGCAACATCGGGTCATCTTTAAGTAGACCCTGCTGATCCGCGTACCACAGAAATGACCCCATCTTGTTTTGCTGGTCAACTGGGTTGCGCTGCGAAGCGGACGCTAGGTGCCCCATCATCCGGCGCCACTCATCTTGCGAAAGCCCCGCATCCATCGCGGCTTGGCGCAGCGGCTCAGTGCCGTACCACTCTTTCATGTCGCGCCCTTTGTCGATCAACTTGGACGCTTGCACTTTGGCCGACCGGGAGTTCAGCAACCCCTCCGTGCGCTCGTTGTAGACACCGCCTCGAGGCTGCGCTCTGGGTAACTGCTCTTGAGGCACACCTGGTGTGTACATGCCGTCAGAGCGTGGCAGCAGCTTGCCGGTGGTTGTGCTGGAGGTTTGGATATAAGGGCCGGCAGGCAGATCCGATGCATCTTTCGCCCGATCCATTAGCCTGCCAACCCTTGGGGCCAGCAACCCACCCAATGCTATCAACGCATCCGGGGTGTTCATGGCGGCCTTGATAACGCCAGCAGGGGCACCGACACCTGGCATGTTGCCAATGGCCTGCGCAGTTCGATACGCCTCATCGTTGGCATAGGTTGGCTTATCCAACCCAAGGTAGCCACGCGCAGCGCCACCGACCATTGATGCAAACGGGTCGCCAACGTACTGCCTGTACGCATCCAACAGCCCAACGCCACGCCTATCTGCCATCTAAACCTCCATCAACTCGCCACGAAATTCAAACACGCCCTCTTCCACCACGTTGACCACCTCGGGCCATAGCAGGCGGCCACCGCGCCACGTCATCACCACAAACCCGCTGCGCCAGTCGGCTGGGCTGTCTTCCCGGTAGTTGAACGCGCTCCACTCCGGCTCGGCCAGCATCCCCGTATCGACCCCGTAGGCACATCGGTCGCTGTATGCCGAAATAGGCATAACTTTTAGGCTGTGCAGGTGGCCGGTAACGAACGACATGCCCAATGCGCCCCTGACATTATTCGCGGGCGCGTACATGCCACCTCGGTATCGGTGCTTAATTACCGTGTCGTCGTTCACCCTTAGCGACCAGCAAAACTCCCATTCTGGGAACAGGGTTCGCAGATCCAACCCTGGCATGTCTGCAAGCGCTGGGGCCGATGTCGCCAGATAGGTGTGCAGCCGGATGTCGTGGTTGCCCAGCGTCCAGATGCGCAGTGCACCCTTGGATAGCTCGGCAATCTCGGTGAGCCGCTCCTGACATGCACGCAGTTCCGCTGCAGGCGTATGTGGCTTGTCGCCGAACATCGGCGAGTGCCGGCTGACGGCAGACCCATCAAACGCATCCCCGTTGCAGACAACCACGCTTGGGCGCAGCTCGGGCAGCAACTTCAGCAGGGCACGGTTTGCAGTGGAGATGCAGTCGGGTTGGAAGTGGGCGTCGCTAAAGATCACCGCACGGCCATCGGTGATGGTGGTGCTGATGCGTCCGATGCTGCGCTCTATCTCTGCCCGGGTGGGCAACCCCTGCGCGGCTTTTGCGTGCTTGGCAGGCGGCACATTCAGCTTGCGCATGCGGGTCACCACGGCGCGTGGCGACACATCGAACTTCTTTGCCAGCGCGGCGGTGCTGCGTGTTTCTGCCAGCGCGGCCAGTAGCTGGTCATCGGTAAATTTGCGGACAGCCATCAGGCACCCATCTCGCCCGCAGGCTCTAGCACTTCAATCGTCTCGATCATCCCTGTGGGAATCTCTGTGACGTGCGCGTGGCCGCCATCGGTAAGCGTGGCCACCACCTGGCACCAACGCTCATCGAGATGCACCAGCCAGCCCACAGTGAGGCAGACGTGCATGCTTTTGCCTTTTGGCGGCTTGGGTTGCGCACCTTCCTGCCAATGCGGGGATGTAGACATTGCTGCGTCCGTCCACTTCACCCGAACCATCGCCGCAGGTTTAGCTTCGCTTCTTTTCTTCTTCGCTGTACTCACGCGCACAAAACTCCAGAAGATCAGATACACGAACAAAGGCAGAGCCAGCTCGCAGCGCATTTATGCGCATGCCTAGCGGCACCGGGCCATCACAGGCCACTTGGATGTCGAACGTCGGCCCCTGGGCTTGGGCCGGAACCATCACGGCCACAAACGCCAGGGCGGCTTTCATGACTGGTCGTTGGTGGGCGTTGCGCCCAACCCTCTGGAGCGGCTGGTGGTGAACGATGAGCCAAGCCAGAAGCCCGCTACAGCGCCCAGGACGCCCGTCACGACGCTGCTGGCAATGGCTGCACGCAACTCGTTGGTGAATCCCTCTGCGCCCGTCAGTACCGCGTACACGGTGCCGTAGAGCAACGGCAGCAGGGCAAGGCTGATCCAGAACGCTGGCATGCGGATAAAGCTCGCTCCGTCCGCCGCAGTCTTTGCGGAAAACTCGCGTGCCGCACTGATGCCGCCGCCAATCTCTTGCAGCTCGTACCAGATGGCCTGCACGGCTTCTGTGGCCTGCGCACGCATCTGCGGATCGGCCTGCACGGTTTCCACAGCAGCCTGCAGGTTGGGCGTGTTGGTGGCCGCAATCACTGTCTCGGCAACCTTCTGCGCGATGGCCGCCGTCTTATCTGTTCGCGGCCCAGATCCAAACAGCTTGGCAATCTCGGGAATGGCAGAGATGAGCGACGGCATGAGCGCCGCAACGATTGGGGCCATGGGTTGTTCCACGTGGATCGCAGCGACGGGCTGCATGGTTGGGAAGTCGCCAACTTCTGGCGTACTGGTGGGCGTTACATCCGTTTGGATAAACAGCGCACGCTCAGCAGCACGCCTGCGCACTAAGCCGGGCAGTTGCTTGCCAGCGGCATACGTCCAGCGACCGAATTGGTCTACAGCGCCCGCGTAGTTGTGAGCGTTCAGCATGCGCATCAGGGTGGACTTGCGCAGGGCTTCCGCGCCCAAGTTGTAAGCAAAACTTACAAGTGCGGCGAACTGATTGGGGTTGAGCGGCACTAGCACCATGCGCTCGACTTCGCGCTCAAAATCCCGCAGATCACTGCGCAGAAACTCTTCGGCCTGCTCTGCGGTGATCTGCTCACCGAGCTGCACCTTGTATCCCGTGGGGTACACGGTGGTGCCGTAGCCGATGGTTGGAACGCCTGCGGGGCACCGATACGCGCGCAGCCGCAGCCCCTCGAACTCTTTGATGAGTTCGACGCCAGCTTGGTTGGTGAGCATGGGCTACTTGATGAACTTGGCACCGAACTGCGCAAGCGTGAACAGCACCACAGCAGCGAGCCACACACCCACGCCACGGTTCACCCACTGGTCAACCTTGCGCTCTGTTTTGACAATGGCGGCTTCTGTCACTGCGAGCTTTGTCTCGCAGGCACCGATACGCTCACCTTGTGTCGTTTGGCGCTCCTCGATCAGCACCAGGCGCATCACCGCGTCGGTCAGCTTGTCTACCTTGTTTTCCAGCCGCAGGAAGTCGGGATCGGTCGTCATGGCCGTGCCTCCAGCGCGGCAACGCGGGCACGCAGCGACTGCAGCTCGGCAACGATGTTGGCGATGAACTCTGGCGACCCGTACTCCATGCTTTGGTACTTAGGCGAGCCGTCGTCGTTTACCGCGTCTTTCTCTCCGAACACGCTAGACGGCGACACGGCGGCTACTTCGTGGGCAATAAAGCCGGCACCAGGCTGTCCGCTTGTATCCCAAGTCCATGTCTTAGGCTGCAAGGCGTCGATAAATGCGCCACTGCCTGTCAGAGGTTGCGGGTCATTCTTTAGCCTGTAGTCCGATGACGCCGCGTAGGACGTTTGGGCGCTGGAGTTGGTGACAACGACACCCGCAGCAATGCCGTTCCTGTAGAACTGCATGTTGTTGGCGTTGTTTGCCCCGGCGTTGAAAACATTGCTAGAGATTGAAGCGCCGACACTGTAGTCGGACTCTGCAATAACTCGCCCGTCATTAGCTAGACTTGAGCCTTTTACGTTTGTGTTCGCTGACGGCGTGCTTGTCCTGCCAACCAGCAAGTCGCCCGGGTTTACCACCAACGTCCCGGTCATGGTGTCGCCGGCTTTTGTAACCCTGGCGTCGCGTAGCGTTGCGATGAACGACGCATGGGCGCGCAGGTAGTCGTCTATCGTTCCACGGGCAGATTCGCCGCCTGCCGGTGAGTTAGACGCCGCTGTAGTTGACAGGTCGGTGATTAGCGATGGTACGGGCATGGTTCATCCGGGCAAAAAATAGCGCCGGTATCGGAGTTATCCGACAGCGCGGCGCTGGTTGGCGTGGCAGGATGTGGCGGTTATGGAAGGGCGTAGCGCAAAGCCAAATGACAATGTTTTGGGCAATGGTTCTTAGACCGTTTGCGGCGTTGGTGCTGCTCGGGCTGATCTGCCTTCCGGTAAGGCTTGCCGTACAACGGTGGGTGCCGGACGGTAGGTTAAAACGAGTCTTACTGATTCGGATTGGAAAGAAGCCCTAAACCAACTCCGCCGCCGCGCAAGAATGGGGTCAGTGCGTTCACCGCGCCATTGCTCATTGGCGACGGCCCAAGCAAGCCGCGAGACAGCATTGTTCGCGCTACAGGGTTCCTTAGCGCCGCATAGGCGGTCAATGGAAACGCTAAACCAGTAAGCGCCCCCGTGGCCGCGTCTAGTGGGTTGCCGTCGCCCGCCATAAATCCGGCCATGCCGCCGCCGCCTGTTAATGCGCCTTGGTACATGAGTCGCTGCGCCGACCCAGAGTCGCCGATTGTCTTGCGTAGCGCGACACCGCCAGCACGCGCCAGCTCGTCTAAATCGTTTGTCTGGAATCGGTTGTTTTTGCGCATGGAAGTGTTTGCCAACTTGGCTGGCGACACGTTTCCAGATGCGTCAATTCCAGACTCCGACACGCGCATGAGATTGGCGTACTGCTTTCTGGCATTTCCCCATGCCTGCGCATCAGCAGGCGAGATGCTTGCATCCATTGCTTCGCGTAGCGCGACACGCAATTCGCCTAGCCTGTTTTTCTTGGCACCATCGTTGGTTTCACGAATTAACCGGCCCAACTCGCTGTCTTTGTTTTTGTAGGCTTCCCCGGACATTTTTCCGTTAGCCATCTTGCTAAGGATGTCATCAACTTGGGACTGCACAGCTTTAACAATGTCAGCGCTGTCGTTCTTGACCACGTATTTTTCTACGTCACCAAGCCTATCCAAAACGTCGTTGGTGACATTCATTGTGTTGCGCTCGGCGACGGCGCCAATCTCACCACCAATGCGGTCTCGCGCAGCAACCATTGCGGGCTTAGTAAGCGCGTCGTCAGCCGATCCGAACGTGCCTGCTACCGCCTGATTAAACGCAGCCTGTTGCCCTGCTCGCCGGTTTTGTATCAACGCGGACGTGCCCGGCAGGTTTTCCATGGCGGCGTCAATCAACGCCAGCGTGCGGTTTCCAGTGCGTTGCGCAGCGTCAAGTGGCACTTTTGTGGAAAGTTCGTCAACCAACCGCTTTGCCTCGGGCGCGTAGCTAGAACGCAGCCCACGAACCGCAGTTCCGAACATGTTCGCAAGGCCTTGTCCCGCAGCGCCACCAGCCGCACCTAGCGCCATGTTGACGCCAGTAGACTCATCCGACGCTGTGGGCTGAAGGCCTCCAAGCACCGACCCAAGCAAGCCCGCTCCGGCCACTGTGTTTACGCCGGGGATCAGCGCAGTCGGAGCAAGCATCAGCGCATTGGTCGCAAGGTTTGCGCCAAAGCCCCACGGGCTTTTCATCAGGGGCGCTTCGTCCTTTTTGGCCCTGTCGATTTCCGCTTGAAGTGCGGTTTGATCGCCAATGTTAAACGTCTGCTTCACGCCGCGATAAACATCGCGGAACGCTTTACCCGAAGCCGCACCCATGATGTCGGCGCGAGACATGCCGGCCAATGGATCTGCAGGTGCGCTGCGCGGGATGGATGACGGTGAGTTGGGTGCTGTGCCGGTTTGCCGAAACATGTGCCGCTGAATTGCGGACGCCATATCGGCCTGGCTCATCCCGTCGGGAAACTCCATCGGCCCGACGCCATCAACTTCAATAATTAGCGGCATATTATTTTGTGAACGTGTCGTTTTTTGGGTTGTAGCGCAGTACGTTGCCTGATTGACCAGACTCCAGTTGCTGGCGCGCGGAAGTTTCGTTGCTGCTGTATGTTTTGGCGATGTCGCGCATCGTGCGAACCGCAGCAATCATGTCCGGCACAGTTTTGGCCCGGCTGAAATCGCCGGCCGCCTTGTCGTACCGATCCGCGTCAGCAACTGAGACGCCCGCACCAAGCGAGCCACGCGCAAGCACCATTTGCTGGCCAAGCATTCGGACTTGGTTAGTGTTTACCGCTTTTGGCGTTTCGTTACCACCGATGGCGTTCAGGCCCATTGCGATCCGGTCAGGGATTGCGTTGCCGTACACCTTTGGCGCGTTCGGGTCTCCAATCAGCCTTTCAATTTGATCGGCAATCATCACTACGCCCTTGGCGCCAGATGCCTGAGCGCTTGCGTTTTTTGCTGCATCAGCGTCAATTCCTGCACCAGCTCTTGCCCGCTCTGCGCGAATCACTTCAGCTTGCGCGACTGAGCTGGGTTTACCAAAGCCACTACCGCCTTCCAAGGCGTCAAGTTCCCGTTGCACAGACGCCGCAGTTCCTGGATCACCAGCGCGAATTGCCTTGTTTAATTCGTCCTGCAGGATTGCTCTTCTTGTGCCGTCCCTGTCTTTCTGCGTTGCGGGGCTTACGCGCGGAAAGTTTTCGGGCGAACTCAACGCGGGATTCAAAAAGCTTCCAGGCGGAGGCGCGGTGGGAGCCGGTGCGCTAGGCGCAGCGCTGCGGCGAGCAATGTCAGCCGCCGTAATAAATTGCTTGCGCCCGTCGGCGGTCTCTACCGGGATGACGTTGAAGCGGGCTTTTGCGCCCTCCTGCGCTTCTGTTACAGCGGCAAGCGTCGGAAGGTAACCCGGGGCCGGAGAAATCTGACCGTTTATCAGGTTCATGCCTTCACCCGCCCTAGGCATGAAACGCTCCGTCTTGGTCAAAGGGTCAACGTAGGTGGAGCCAGACTCCATCTTTATTGGCGTGTTGGCAAACTTGTAGGCTTCAAGGAAGTCCGGCCCACCGGCTGCTTTGATGGCCAGAAGATCATTAAAAGCAAACGGGAAGCCGCCGCCCTGCTGCATCAACTGCGCATTGGCGTTTGTCGGCCCGACGCTGCCTTGATTTGCGCCATGAGCAAGCGCCGATGCGCTAGGCGACCCAAGGCGGCGCTGAATCATGGCTTGCAGTTCTGCGTCTTTCTCGGCTTTACGCTGCGCCGCCAGAACCTGCATCCTGCGAAACTCTGTTTCCGCTTGCTGGTCTTCCATCTGCTGCTGGAGATACTTGTTCTTCAGCGCAGCCTGCTGTGCAGCAGGAAACGCGCCGAACGCAGCACCCAGCCCGCCACCCTGCGACATCGGCGTCAGCAATGCCTGCGACGCACCCAGCAGGCCCATGGTGATCGGGTCATTGAACCCACCGCGTGCATCCAACAGTCCCGGCATGTCAGCCTCCCGTCGTGGGAGAGTAAGAGTCGTAGCCCGTACCGCCGCCGCCATAGCTCGGCGCCATGGGTGCAGCGGCAGGTGCGGGTCGGCTAGGCACAGGAGGCGGCTGGTAGCCCTGTCTGCGCGACAGCAGGCCGCCCATGTAGTTGTTCATCATCTGCGCGCTGCGGGTGTTGCCGCCGTACTGAGGAAACTGCGGCTGGAAGCCCATGCCGCTATTGGCGAACAGTTGTGCAAACTGCGCAGGCATACGCTGCCCGAACATGCCTTGGAACTGCGGCGAGCCGCCCAGCAGCCCGCCCATCTGCGACCCGTAGCCGCTAGTGATATCCGACCAGTTCATGTGCGCCCCTTAAATAACGCCGCGACCATCAAACGGATTGAGGTTCGCCATGTTTGACATTGCTTCGCTTTGCAGCCCGCTCATAAACGGGTTTCCGCCGCCGCCATTGCCCAGCAGCCCAAAACTTCTTGCCATACCCAGCCCGCCTGCAGCACCACCCAACGCACCCAGCATCGGGTTGATGGACTGCGACTGCGTGGCCGTGCGTCCCAGGTTGGGATTGAACATAGATGCGAACGTATCAAGCTGTTTGTACGGGTATGCGTTAGCGTCCTGGAACTGCGCAAAGTCGGCGTTTAGATAGTTCTGTCCGAGCGCCTGCTGCTGCTGGCCGATGGAGTTCAGTGCGTTGGCATTGCCAAAGTCGAACGCCTGCCGTGCGCCTGCAAAGGCGGGAGCAGCCTGCACTGCGCCCAACTGGCGACCGCGCTCTGCTTGGAAGTTCTGCCCGTACAGCCCAAGCCCAAGCTGGCCTAGCGAGTCACCGAATGCGCGGTTCTGCTGGCCTTGCAGTTCCGACTGAGCGCTGCCACCAAACGCGCCGCCAAAGCCCGCTGCGGCGTTGGTCTGCGCTGCCGTGCCCATCTTGTACGCATCGGCCATGCGGCCTGCAGCGGCGTCGTATGTGCCACGCAAGTATGGGTTGCTGTCCGGCGACAGGTAAGCGCCCGACATGGTTTTGGACAGTTCGCCTTGCGCCTGATCGAACAGCGGCTGGTTGTAGTTGGCCGCATTGCGCGCCATGTCCATGCCGGCCAGCGTGTCCTCGCTGAACGGAGCGACGCGGTTGTATCCGTAGTCGTTATACGGCAGGTTTGCAACGTCCTGCACGCGCTGGGCATATTCGGGCCCATAAGGTTGCAGGTAATCCGGCAGCTCCGACTTAGTGACTTGCGTGCCGCTGTTTTTGGATGACTTGTTACCAAGCAAGCCACCAAACAGTGCAATGCCCGCTGAGATTGGATCAAACGCCATGCTAGTTCCCCGTCAATGATCGAGCGGCTACCCAAGTGCCAGGCGTGCCGCTCGCAACGCACACCCACTCTGTAATGACATAACGACTGCCAGCGCTGCCCAGCTCCGTCGGCGTGCTGTTGCGCACCACATCGCCCTGCATCCAGTCCCCCGTTGTCGGGAACGATGTATTGGCAGCGTGGATAGAGGCAATGCGGCCCTCTGTTGCCCCATTCACTTGGCGGGCAAGGCTGGCCAGCAGGTGCTTCAAAAATGGCAGGAAGGTTGGCCCCGTTAGTGACGGCAGCACCGGGTCTTCGTTGAGCTTCATTTGTTTTTCAGTTTCACTCTTCGCTGACTCCCGACAGATCCACGTCCAGCGCGGTAATTTCAAACCCGCCCGTCACCGTCATATCCACCTGATGCCAACGCGACTCTGCGAGCACATCAAATCTCTTGTCGATGTAGGTGGCAGATTGATACGTCGATGGCACATCACCCAGCGCATCGCCCACCAGCAAGTTCATGCTGGCAGTGGTGGGGTTGGCAATGAAGCGCGGACGCACCCGGCGCATCAGCGACAAGTTGCCGTCGGTGCCGAAGTAAGTAGTGCGGAAGCTGCTGCTGTTGGCCGAACCGTTCAGCGTGGCGATGCGGTCGCCAGTGGTGACGATCGCCGCCGCTTCCATATCCGCGTCGCGGAACAGGTCGTCGTAGCTCGGTGCGTCGATTGCCTCATACGTCACACCAACTGGCGGCACGGTGTCGAACGTACTGGAAGGCGCTAGGTACTGCAGGCCGAAGCGGGCTGCGTAGTTGCGCCCCCTGCCCCACTTGCCGGTCAGGTAAGAGTAGATCAGGCAGTCATTCAGGCTGCCCGTTGACTCGCTATTGGCAAACAGGATGTAGACGACGCCTTCTGCGCGGTCTACGACGCAAGAGGTTTTCTCGCGGTAGGTGGGATTGAGCCGCTGATAAAACCACCGACGTACTATCCCGTCGCCAATTTTAACAGGCCGCGAACCGTCAAACACATACATGCCACGCGGGCCGACAACAAAATGTGCGGGCGCACCATTGACCACAATTTGCGCCACCGCGTACCGGCCAACGCACCCACCATCGCCTGGCACTAGCTGCCAAGTCCACCACCGCGGCGGGCCGGAATTAGTGCCCAGATACACGCCCGTGTTCTTGTACACCACCATCTGCTCGCCTAATGGCTTGGCGGCACGAATGGGGCCGGGTGTGGCGTACAGACGCCCATTCACAGAACCGCTTGCAATGGCAGGCGTCCAGTCGGTGGCGTTGGCCTGCGCGCTGCTCCACCAGCCGTCGTCGTAGTCCCAGCTCGAGCCATCGGATGCGTTAAACGCCATGACAAACAGGCCAACCGTTTCGACGATCTCAGCGCGCGGTGCGCCAGTGATGTCAGCAAACAGGCTGCCAGTGGACACCTGCATCACCGTGCCGTTGTTGGCCGCCAGCACTTGGTTGCCGAAGGTGGTGAAGTACCAGCTGCTGGATGCGGGCGCGGAGTAGTTACCTGCTGCGCGGGTAACGTCCGTCCATGTCGATCCGCTGGCTGAGTACAGCTTCGTGGCCGTGCCCATGTATAGCGTCTTGGAGCTATCTACGCGCTCTACAGTGGCCGCGCCGTAGATTTCGGATGCGGCGGTAGCGATGCCAGTGTCCAGCGCCTCTGGAGCGGACTTGATACTGCGCTCGATGGGCATGACGCCGGTAGCGTCCACCAGTGCGCCAGCCACACCCGGATCAGCGTCCGGGGCGAATTGGGTGAGCGGAACCAGCATGTCAGCCGAACCGGATGTCATAGGCCGGCAGATGCACCGGCAACTCGCGCTGCTTGTACCAGGTGGCCGAGTTCTCAACGTTGCGTAGCTCGTTGCGGTTCAGTTCCGCGATCCGCGCAATCGTCATCTGCTCGTATTGCACCAAGCGCGTGTCATCCAGCACGAACTTGCGCGCCTCGGCGAGCGCCGCCATGAGATACACGTCCGGGTAGTCCTGCAGCACCCAGTTGGTGTCGGCATCGGCTACCAAGTTTGTTAGTTGTACCGAGTAGATCAGCGTGGGCGACGAACTGTCAGCCGGGTACACGTTGAACTGGTTGTTAACGATCGAATACACCGGGTATGTGGGCCGGATGCCGCCCTGATTCATTGCCCGCATGTCTGCGGCAGTAATGGCTTTGTACTCAACTGTGCCAAGCGTCATGGCGACAGCCGAGCGGAAATTGCTGGGAAGTGTTGCGGTGCCGTTTACCACGCTCAGCGTCGTGGACGCTTCCATCCTTGGCGACGTAATGGTGCGGGTAAGGCGGTGGGTGGCAAACTCAATGAACGTGGGAATCCTGTCGGTTAGATCGTTGCGATGCAGCCATGCGGCCACCTCGGTCTTCAGTCCCGCGTATGTCGTGAGCGCCATAGTTCCCTCTGGTGATGGTGGGGCCAGCCTTGTGAGCCGGCCCCTTACTGCTTAACGCTTAGACCGATCAGCCGTCAGCGTGGATACGCGCGGCCAGTTGAGCGCGGATCGTCTTGTAGCCGTACAGAACGTCAATCCGGCAAGGCATGGTGTCCGTGCTGATTGCGTACTGGCGAACGGTACGAAGCGAGATGCCGTCATAGACTTCACGGGCCGCAAAGTCCACGCCTTTGGGCATCACCAGGTCAGCGGTTGCAAAGGCAAACGCATCGCGGTGGAAGACCATCGACGGGGTAAGCAGCTCAGCATTGCCAGCACCGACTTTCACGATGGCCGAAGAGTTCGCCATACCGGCAGCCACCACGTTTTGGCGACCGCCAGAGGTGAAGATGGCCGGAGCAAACGACAGCGAGCCAGCGCCACCAGCGTAGTCAGCGGCGACCACGAACTGCTGCAGCACACCGGTCGAAACCTTGGTCTCGGGGTGGACGCGGAAGCAGCCTGCAACGGTGAAGATGTCGCCAGCCTTGAACGTCGTTGCGCCGGTCGCCACGGTGACAGCGGTCGAGCCGTTGGTGGTCACGGCGCCGTTGACGGTGTAGGTGGTGGTCTTGGCGGCGGTGCCGGTTGCGTGGTTGGCAAGCAGCGTGTTTTCGTAGAAGTCGAAACCACCGGTGCGGCCCATCATTCCCTCTTTGTACTGCTGCTTGATCGCGTTGGAGTCCTGGAACAGACCCTTGAGCGCATCCACCAGCTTGGCGGTGTGATCGGTCGACAACAGCGCGGTGCGGTTGTTGTCCATCGGAGCCAGCGAGTCGTTGAGCAGCTTGCGGCCCTGCATGATGTTCAGGAACGAAATAGCAGAACCGTCGTTGTCAACGATCTGATACACGTCCTTGTACATGTTCAGCGCATCAGCTTCGATGTTCGCAGCCAGCACAGCCATCGCAGGCTCAAGAATCCGCGACGAGAAGTCGTCCAGGCTCAAGGTGAGTTCTGCGCTGCTGAAGGTGAGATCAACGCCCTTTTGTGTAGCGATCTGCAGCGTGGTGCTGGTTTCGCTAGTGTCTTGCGTGGACAAGCTGGCGCCGGTGCGAACGGTGTACTCGTTGGGCAGACGGATCTTCAGCGAGTCGCCGATCTTCGCGCCGCTGTTGGCGAACGAGTCGTCGTAGGTGCGGTTGATGTTGCCGATGAAGTTAAGTTTTTGCCTTGTGTTCGCTTAGGCTCGCTAGACCTAAACCGCCCTGATTTCATCACACAGGGCTGCTGCAAGTTTCCGTTGCAGAGCAGACTATCTCACCACCCTATCGCTAGGGTGCGATGCGCTTCGAGCCGCTTGGCCCTACTTCCTTACGGAATAGTCGTTACACCTTACCTGATTGATGCGGGCACACACCGCCGTTGCGATGCTTGCCGGTGTTGCAGTTCATACAGAGGATTTGAAATCCGGGCGGGAAGTTGTGACGCTTTATCCAACGATAAAACGCTGAACCGCCGCGCGCGTGAATTCCGTTCTTTCGCATTTCGTTGCCGTCGTTGTAGATGTGATCTACAGACAGAAACAGCGGCTCGGTTTCTCCGCAGCATACGCAGCGATAGCCGCCATATGCTTGAAAAACCGCTTCCTTCATGACAGCTTGCGATCGGAGCGTTTTGTCGCGTTCTGCCTGACGGAACTTTTCAAGCTCATCAGGAGGTAGCGTAGCAACTAGCTCTCTGCGCCGGTTGCGCATCTTCTCCGTGTATGCAGCACCGAGTCGCTCTCGGTACTGCTTTGCGTACACGTTGTGCCTGTACTGGTCTTTCTGTCGCCTTTCGGCCAGATAAACCCGAGTGCACTCTGCGCAACGCCAAGTTCTGCCGGATCGCTCCGTCGTGAACTCAGCCCCGCAACCTTTGCAGGTCACGGTCTTGTTTGCTGCCTTTGTTCTTTCTCTGTACTGACGCTGGTACTCCACCTGCTTGGCTTTGGCACAAGCATCGCAGTGGAGTTTGTGGGCTTTATGAGGCTTTGCAGCCTTGCCACACGTCTTGCATTCAATCAGGTCTTGGCTCGGTATTACCATGCCTAATTATACTCAGCTTTTGATGCAGTCTCAAGCTGACAACTAGGTTTAGGCTTCCACCGAATTCACACCGTTATTCGATGTCCCTTACGAGACAAAGCCACTAAACTTAATGGAGGACTTGCAGCGCCTTGCGGGTCACTGCGGTCGGGGTAAGAATCGTATTTGCCATGATTGCGTCCTAGAAATGAAAAAAGCCGCTTTCGCGGCCTTGGGTTTGTGTGTGACTAAGTTGTGGTGAGTGCTATCGGCGTGCAGATGCCGTGCGCCGCTGTTCGTGGCGCATCCAGTCTTCGATGCTCATCTTGTCCGGATCAACAGTGGCTTTTGCGTTGCCGCCGCTGATGGTGCGAACAGGTTTTGCAGCGACTGCCGGTGCAGCAGCGCCCGCCTTTTTGGTCATCTCCGCGAGCACTTTTTGCGCATGAAGTGCCTTCACGATCCACGGTTCGCGGATGCCGTTCAGTTGCTCTTCTTTTGCGCCCAGTGACTTCGCTACTTCGCGCAGGGATTGCGCGTAGTCGGGTGACCACCCTTTAATCTCGCGGCTGAGTGCTTCGTTTGCGTCTTGCAGTTGCCTGGCAGTTTCCTGCTGCTCCTGCATTGCTCGTTGGCCTTCGTGCTGCTGGATTTGTGCGACGAATTGCTGGCGTGAGTCTTTGAGTTGCTGGTACTTCATAAACTCGCGCTGGGCCAGTTCGCCGTTGCTCTGGCTTAGGCTGTCCCAATCAACGCCTGCGTACTGCTGCAGACGCTCATCCAGCGCAGTGAGTCGCGCCACCGCTTGGATGTTTGCCCTTTCAGCCTCGATGCGTGCCTGCTGCTGCGCGAATGTCTGCTCGGCTTGTTGGCGTGTTTGCGCCAGTTCCTGCGTCTTTCGCGTGTAATCGGCTTGCCGAAGGATTGCGTCCTTCAGCTCAGGCGGGAGTGCGTATTTCTTCCCCTCGTACTCGACTTCCTCAAAAACCTCTGGGTCAACGCCTTGCGTATCGCCATCGGTGTTGTCGGACTGGTCTGCAGTGGGGTCGCTTCCGATCTCGGGCTGCGCTTGGTCGAGCGCGGGCTGCGAGAGTTCCGCCGCTTCCGGCAGATTGTTCTCTGTGTCGTTCATGTGTTTCCGAAGTGAACGCGCAATAAAAAAGCCGCCCGAAGGCGGCTTGTGCTAACCGATTGCGCTGCGGTTAGATGCTTGCGAGCAGGACGGCGATGTCGTCTTCGTCGTCGCGCTCTATCTGTTCGCGCATGAGGCGCGCGATGAGTGCGGTTTGCAGTGCGTCTGCGTAAACCTTGCGGATGTCTTCGCTAATCCGGCGGGCTTCTTTGGCAAGCCCCGTGTAATCCGGCCCCTTGATGGGCCGCACCACCACGGCCTGTGCGGCCACAGCGGCGGGTGCTTCTACGTCTTGCGTGGCAGCGTCTTGCGCGTCTTCCTGTGCAGCGTCGTAGGCTCTACGCACGCTCATCGGATCGAGCGGATCAACCTCCATCCACCGAGTACCCACCCGCACGCGGTAGCGCGTCTTGGGCGCATAGCCTGGGGTTGCACTGGGTGCGACGGTGAGCGCTGGCAGCAGGCAGGTTTGGCCTTCAGCAACTGCATTGCCTGTACCGCAGTCCAGAGTCAGATCGACGCTGACCGTTGCGCCAGACGGCCCGCCTGCGACTGCATTGCCAATTCCGAGCGGGACTAAATCGGCACCGCTAATTGTTGCGGTAGAGCCTGATGCGTTAGCGTTGCCAACAGAGAGCGGGACGGTGGTGCCGCTAGTTGCCTGATACTGCGCTTCGGCCCAGGTGACGCGCACCGCGCCGTAGACGGCCACGCCTGCTGTAGCGCCAGCCGCCACAGCATTGCCCACCGTGAACGGGACGGTAACGTTGGGGATCGCTTGGTACTGCGCTTCTGCCCAAGTGACGCGCACAGCGTCATAGACGGTGATGCCTGCCGCGCTGCCTGCGGCCACCGCATCGCCAACGCCAAAGGTGGTCGTTTGGTTAAAACCAGCCGTGTTGCCCGCAGCGACTGCGTTGCCAACACTGCCGGCGATAGAGACATTGACGGTCGCTGCGCCACCGCCGGACGCCACAGCGTTGCCGACATTTATCGGCAACGAGACATTGACAATGGCTTGGTACGCGGCCTCAGCCCACGTGACGCGAAGGCCGTACTGGCTCAGCGTAAATGCGCTGCCCGCAGCGACTGCGTTGCCAATGCCGCAACCAAGGCCGCTAGTGATGGTTGCCGCGCCAGATCCGCCCGCGGCGACAGCGTTGCCGACTAAAAAGTCGTACTGCTTATTCGGCCCAAAGGTTGCCGATTCCGCAATGTCTCCGGGCGCGCGATTTTGTATGGCAGGCGTAAGCCTGCGCGCACCTCGCGGCGGGATGGGCGGCAGCGGCATTGCTTAACCGTTGGCGATAGTCAGCATCAGTTCGACGGACGCACCTGTGGCGGTTGAGTCCGGGTTAATGCAGATTTGCAGGGCCGACGTTTCAAACACCCGTGGCATACCGACACGCAGGTAATCGTGCAGGTCGCTGAAGTTTGCAAGCGGCACGCGGCCCAACCACAGCGGACGAATCACCAGCACGTTGAACGTCCCGACCGTTGCCACCGTGCCGACCACGCCAGTGACGCCCTGCACGCCCGTGTCTCCGGACTGCAGCGGCAATTGCCACATCCTGCCGACGGTGGGCGCAGAGCCGATACCGACCGCACCCGTGCTGCGGCCAGTGGTGCCGGACTGGTTGGTGTAGGTCACGTTCACAGCTTGGTTGCCGGTCGCAGCCGTGACTTGCTCCACCCAAATCTCGGTGTTCGTGAAGTCCGTACCGCTTGGCACCCTAGCGCTAAACGAACCCGGCGTCTGGCCGGTGGTGCTGGCGTTGAATGCGTAAGCGCCACCCTTCCACAGCAGGTCGTAGACCATGATCCGGCTGGCGACAACGCTGGAATACTCGACGTTGATGAGGTGGCCGTTGTTGCCAGCGCCGAACGTATTGAGCAGCGGCATGCCAGCTGTAGTGTCGTCTGGCACCACGCCAGTGGTAGTGCTAGATCCTGCCAGCACGCCAGCGCCGGGGTCGCCAGCCAGTTCAATCGTGGAGAACCAGCCGTTGGCCACAGCGGTACGCGATGCGGTCTTCTTGATCGGCACGCGCTGCTTGGTTGCAGCGATCAGACCGTCCAGTGTGGTGATTGCCATGTCATTCCCTTAGGCGCTCACAAAGCGCAAGCGCATGTTTGTCCAGTCGGCTACTGACGCCCAAGTGCCCGATGGCACGGTCAGCGTGTAATCGCCGTTAAAAGTGCGTGTGGTGTCAGTTGCATGCACGGTCGTGTTGCACACCAGCGAAAGTGTCACCGATGCGCTGCCAACGATGCCCTGCACGCGGTAGTTGATAAGCAGATCGGTGCCAGCCTGGGGCGCGGTCATCGACGCAAGCCGCACTTCGTCGGTCTGGCCGGCAGCTGTGGCGTAGATGTAGTCGGCGTCGTTGGCCGTCGTCTCGTCGATCAGCGCGTAGTGATCGGTGCCAGTGCTGGGCGACCACTGCGTGGTGATGTCGCTCGACGGGCGGGAGTAGGTGTAGGTGACGGGCGAGCCGACGCTAATAAAAGCGTATTCAATCGTCAGGTCGGATGGGGCGGTGTCGGCAGCAAAGCCGCCCTGATTCCCAACAATATATATTCGGTTTGGAGCTTGTGTAGTTCCGGGTGCGCCAATAGCACCGGAGCCAATTGACGTTCCATCCCTAAAATATTCAATAGTCGTTGTGTTATAAACAAACTTATAAGTATGGAAAGCGCCGTCGTAAACAAAAAAACCAGACGGGGTAAATATTTGTGTTGTTGAGGTGCCAAAATGAATAAGGTTTGCGCCACCGGACGGTGTACTTTGCCTAACAATTAAAACAGGGGCATTTGCGGTTCCAGCATTTTCTGGCGTAAACATACGTCTATCCGCAGACGGCCCAGCGGATGATTTGAACTTGATTTCAAACGTATAACCAGCATCAAACCCGGTAATCGTACTACCGGTTGCCGTAACGATTACGTTACCACTTGCAGCAGAAACAATACCCTGAGCGTTTATTGTAAGTGCAGTTGTAATGCTTCCAAACGGGTTACCGTTATTACCGGCAACTGGAGAGGTCGCGCCAGCAAAGGTATAGGTTGATATTGTTGGCATTACAGCCCCATCGAATTTTTAGGCCAATTGCCAAGTACACCGACATCAGGGCCAGAAGCCGTAGTCGCGGCCTTAAATGAATCGAAACTCGCAATAGCCGGATCAAGCCCCGCTATCCCTGCGCCGCGAGCTAACCTCAACATATTCCCAAAGCGATTTACCGAATGCGAATATGAAGCATTAAAATTTGTTCGTGATGCGCTTGGGTTGATAGAGTTCCACCAATTTGCCCAGTCAGTCACTGTAGTATAAGGCGTAGTAGCAGAGGAAAGAATAATTGGTCTATTGGAACCCGCCGTGCTGTTTGTTTGGTCAATAGCCGACGCGCCGCCAATATAAACCATCAAATTAGACAGCAATTGCGCGGCACTTGTCAGCCATTTTGTAGCTATCGCGTTACCCGCCCGGGTCCAAAGATAAAGAGCCTCAGTTCCGTATTGCCAAATAAAATAGTTTGAAGTACCAAAGAAAGTTTGCCCGTCATAAGGGCCACCGTACGCCGGGAAGACAAGTCCAGAAGCACCAGATTCATAGCTACTAATGATTTTTTGCGTATAAAGTGTAGGAGATGCGGTCGTAGCAGAAAAAATAGGAGCGTACATAACACCGTCATAAAACGAAATGCAGTCCGCAACCATTTTATTTATTCTAGTGCTTCCCCAAAGCCATCTTCCATTCAACGTGGCTACCGAATCGGTAATAATTTTATTTTTAAATAAAGCAGAAAAGGCGTTGTAAATGCCCCGAGGTTGCTCATCGAAGCATCTGTACGTTGTTAATCCGACGGGCCTTTTATATTCGTAATAATTAGCTATCGTGTACGCAAGCTGCCGTTGAACAACCAGCGCGGCTACTGGATCTTCCGTTGCAAGCCAATGAACGTATCCGGTATTTTCAAGATGCGAAGGGTCGCGGTGTGGCCCGCCATATGGACCCCCGTTATTCCAAGATGTTTCTCTAACATCACATATTGAATCAACCGCTGGGTCTACCGGTGTAGCAGCCCCGGCCATTTCGTATGGTCTGTCAGGCGCAGAAATTGGGAAAAATGGGTCGGCCGTTACATGGTTAGTTGTTGACCAGTTTGCGCCTTGCGGTTGAGACAAGCTGTAGAACGTATACTGAATAAATTGCGGCCAAAGCGACGTTACCTGTGCATCTTCATTGTGAAGCGCTCGATCAATAATCCCGGCGTCAATGTCATGTATGAAGCTGCGAGACGCGGTGTATTCACCGCCCTGACCGGAAGTAATACCTACATAGTTGTTATTACAACTTGGAGTTGTTCCGGATGAATTTGGGCCTAGACTTGTCGGATCATACGCGCCACGCCAACCGTCTGGAGATGCAGGGACAAACGTCGCTGGGTTATACGAAGTTTCGCGTCTAAATGCTGTGACTTTGTAGTTTGTAACCGCCTCGCGAATCCAAGCGGGGTTCGGGGCTACCGGGTCTTGGTTTTGCACCACACGCACAGAACCCTGCACGCATCCGGCAGTCCAAGTGTGCGCTGTGCCGTTTAGTGTTGCAGCGAGGGCAATGGTGCGGGTGTTTAGCGTTGTCCCATCGCCAGCTTCAGTCGTAAATACTCTACGCATCACCAGCAAACGAATAAACGCAGAATTGCCAGAAAACCGCATTGCATAAACATACGAATCGCCAAACTGACCGAGGCCATCAACCCACCATGTACCTGAGCGGGTAGTGATTGCGTCGATTTGAGTAAGAGTAGCTGCCGATCCGTCAACGGTTGCAGTTAGCGTCGTGGGTGCCCATGAACCAGCAGCATTTACCGTCAACGTCAACGCTCTGTCCGCATACCCATAAGCATTCGTCGCCGTGAACGTAATCGACCCGCTCGCCGTGGCCGTCGGCGTGCCAGACAAGACGCCTGCGCTACTAAACGACATCCCAGCCGGCAGCGTGCCTGCCGTGACGCTCCAGGTGATCGGAGCCGTGCCGGTGGCCGTGAACGTCGTGGACGGGTACAGCGTGTCAACGGTTCCCGTGACCAGGAACGCGGGCGAAGTGATGGCAGGCGCAGCGCCGCCACCAGCCCTTGTCCACTTGATCTTTACGTTAACGGCACCCGGCATGGCTTAGCTCTGGGTGATGGTCAGGATGTCGTTAGTTGCGCCGCTCCAGTCCAACGTCAGCGAGCCGGCCTGAATGCTGCGGTCAGCACCAAGATCAATAAACGCTAGGCATTGCTTGGCCGCGTTGGTGTTGTTGTAAAGGATTCCCCAGCGCGCGGCGGTAAATCCGGTGGCGTCTTGCGCAACGGTCACAATGTCCGCGCGCAGCGTCGGCACACCGCTGACCACGGCCCATGTCACCGTAGTAAGCGTCGGCCCGCCAGCGGTGTAGCTGGTGCCCGCAGCCACTTGGTTGGTGGCCATGTTCGTCGTGCCCGTGCCCCCAAAATGAGGCACTGCAGTACCAACCGTGGGCGTCGTTGCGGACGTAATGAGTCCGAGTTTGAGCGCGTCAGAACTTAGGTTGTGGAGCTTTGAGCCAAGGTCGTGCAAACCCTGCGCAAACCAGCGAATATCCCCTACTGCCATTGCTTACCCCTTAAATTGGCGCATCGGGCATTTGCGCCTCGATGGCAGGATTGATTGCGGGCATGACCGGCTCGACGCCGACCACCTTGCCCGTGCGTGGATCGCGCACAACACGCTTAGGCGCGGTCATGACATCGGCCAGCCCAGCGACTTGCTGTGCGAGCGACTGCTGCATGGCCTGCATGCCCGCAACAATTTCTTGTGTGGTCTGCATCAACGTGCCGGCAGTGCCCGGATCGGTGCCCAGCATGTCTGCAGTGGCGCGGCGATCCTCTGCTGCGTGCTGGCGCAGTTGGCTGGTCTCTTGCGTGCCGGCCTTCAGTTGCTCGACGTACACGCGAACCTGGGCGTCTAGATTGGCCTTGTAGCGCTCCAACTCGCCGCGCTGGTCTTCTATCGCTTTCTGTAGCTGCATCTTCTGCGCTTCGATCTGGCCGTCTTGCTGCACTTTCTGCGACTCCAGTTGAGCCTTCTGCATTTCTGCAGACTGCAGCGCCTGTTGCATTTGTTGCATTTGCATCTGCGCTTGCGAGAGTTGAGCCATCAGCGTCTGCTCGGTGACATCCTCGACCTGCTCTTCCATCTTTTGAATCGCAGGCGGCAGCATCGTCTTGAACCGCGCGGCGATCTTCTCGGCTTCTGGGAAGTCCATGTTGCGAGCCAGCACATCCATCAGCAACGGTGCGGTGCTCGGGTTTGCACGCATGGTTTCCAGCAGGAAGTTTTGCGTCTCATCGCGCTTGGTGCTGAACGACGGGCCGGCCTCAACCACTAGGTCGTACTTGCCGCGGGCGAGTTCGTAGACCTTGCCGTACTCTGCGGCTTCCTTGGGATTGACCAGCACGTTCTTTACGTCGCCGTCTTCGCCCAACACGCGAACCATGCGCTCGGTGTTATAGACCGCTGGGATCAAGTCGATTAGGCAACGCCCCGCGTACTTGATAGCCCTGCTCAAGTTATCAATGAAGTGAAACGTCGACACGTCGCCCTCGCGCTGCCTTGCGAGGATGGCGCGGCCACTGGTCTCGTTGCTTCTGGCGCCCAGGGATGCGTCGTAAATCCCCAGGATGGCTTTCATGTCATCCGAGGAATTCAGCGCTTCCTGCAGCGCACCAGCAGGCACGCCAGCGAAGGGCTGACGCTGCGGTGGCACGGCGCCCTCGTACTCTAAAAACGGGTGGCTTTTAACGTTGGCGCTCTGCCACTTGGGATCGCCATCGAACGCCCCACGCGGCCCAATGAACGGCGCCTTAGGAGCCAACGCAACCAACTCGGTGGAAGCGGTGCGCCAGAAGTTAAACATCATCTGCGAGTCGCGCGCATCACGCACCAGTGAGCGGAAGTAGCGCTTGCCCTGGACGTTGACCTCATCGCCATAGACGGGAATGATCGGGATGTACTTACCCGGCCAGTCTGTCGTCTCCAGCACTTCTGCGCCCGTTACAATTTGCTGTCGCACTTTGTAACAGCGTGTCTCACGCTCACCAATGACGGTGAGCTGCTGCGCGTCCCACAACGGCTTGTTGGCTTCGTACAGCTTGGCATCCAGCACTTGGCCGTTGGATAGCTGCACGATTGGCTTCATGTACTCGTCGCGCGTCCAGTACTCTGCAATGCGCACAGAGTCCTCATTGCGCCACAGGCTATCGCGGTCATCACCGTCCGCGCTCCAGTTGCTTGCCAGCGTGTTTTTGCCGTACTTGCTTTCGAACTCCGTCAGCGGCATCAGGTCGGTGACGAACCCGAAGCGCCAGTCGCTGGCATCCGGTGCCGTGCTAGTTGGGTCGGCGTAGACGGTCAGCGGGTTGGCAATGCGCTCAATCTTGATGTCCAGATCGAACGTGTCTTCGTGCGCGTAGTCCGTTGACAGCCGGAAGTAGCCGAAGCCCGTATAGACAGCGGACTCCAATGCGGTGTCATACGCCACATCGGCGTTGGACGACTGTTCGATGTTGCGGATCAGGCCGTTGTAAATGTTGGCCGTGTCCGGATCGGCTTCGCTGTCAGCAGGCCGCACGCGGATGGCGGGCTTGTTCTGCCGTGCATCGTTCACCACCTGGCGCGCAAACGCCGGCATGCGGTTGATGGTCAGGCACGGGCGGCCTTCCAATTCGCGCTGTTTGCGCACATGCAGCGGCCACTGCTCGCCCATGCGCGCAAACATCAGGTCATCAATGGCCCACTTGCGATTCTCGGCTTCTGCGTCGTGAGCGAGACGGAATCGCTCCTTCGCATCAGCAAGAGTGTCTTTGTCAGCCATTAGGACATCCAATGAATTTCGGCATCCGCAGGCTTGCGGGCCGGTTGTTGTTCCTTCAGCGCCACCGCCAGATAGCGAAACGCATCGGCGTGGTGGCTTGTCCAGTCATGCAGCGGGCCGAGCGATATCTGCCGCTTGTCGTCGATCTTTTCGCGGTACTGGCGCAGCGCATCCAGCAGGCCAGCGCATCGGCGTTTGTCGAACCATGTGCGTGGCAGCAACATCCGAACCGCATTGATGCCATCAGCGACCGGCAGGTTTGGTGCCACGCGAAACTTGATGCCCAGTGATGCAGCGGTTTCCAGTCGGCTGCGACCGCTACCCAACTCGCGCACCTCGATGTCGTGCGGTGCCCAGTGGTCGCCGTAGCTGTAGCCGCGATCCTTCACCACGCGCACGTAGTGATCCAGACCGAACCCGCTGGCTTCATACGCATCGACAATGCGCACAGAGCCGCCTCTAGGCGCTTGGAAGAACACGATGGTGGTGCTATCAGCCACACCCAAGTCCCACGCGGTATGCACTGGCGTTGCCGGATCAATCGGCACATCGGTAATGCGCCCGTCCGTGTCAGCGGCCTGCAAATCCTTCGCGTAATACGCGCCTTGGATTGCGGCTTCGAAGCTGCACTCAAACTCTTGCGCGTACTGGTCGGCAGTCATCTGGCTGGCAGCGGCTTCCAACTCTTCCTTAGGCAGAATCCCCGTTTCGCTGGCCCGCAGCATCAATCGGAACCAGTCCGGTTTGCCGTCTGCGTCTTGAAACTGCCGGTAGAAACTGTTGTGCCCTTTAGGCGTGCCAATAAAGATGGCGCTACCTTTTCGGTCAGCTAGCAGCGGGCGAATTACCTCGCCCCATATCTGTGGAGCAAAGTCGGCGTATTCGTCCAGCACCACTTCGTCTAGATAAATCCCGCGCAGCCTTACGTCTGCATTGTCAGCGCCATACAAGCGAATCCGCGAACCATTCGGAAAGTCGGCGCGCAGCTCCACTTCAGAAAACTGCACGCCAGGCACAACCGATGCAAATTTCTTTAGGTAGCTCCACGCAACGTCTTTGGCTTGCCCAAAAAACGGTGCGATGTATGCGCCCCGCCAATCCGGCTTATTCGTCGTCAGCGCGCTACGCAGCAGATCGTTGATACACGCGACCGTCTTACCCGCGCGGCGATGGCAGACCATCACCGACCAACGCTGGGTGCGCTGGTGGAACGGCAGGAATGCCGTCCTTGGCGAGTAAGGAATTACGATGCGGGCTGATTCGCCCATGTAAACGTGATCGGTATGTCGCCGTTTTCGCCCGTGCCTTCAATGCTGACGGCAGATAAATCAGGCAACGACTTGCGCAATAGAATCTCAATTGCCTTTAACTGCTGAGCAGTCAATTCCAGATCGCCAAGTCCGCAATCGGTAAGCCGATTTATCAGCTGACTTGTCTTAATCTTTTCCCGGATTTCGTCTTGATGCCGGGCGCGCAAACGTGCTGCCATTTCGGAGTTCCCTTGGGATTATTCCGCGAAAAAAAACCGCCAAGGCGGCGGCTGAAAGTGGTCGTCAGGCCACTAAGGAGGAGACAGATGGGAAAGTTCCGAAGACACCTTCCCGCAAGAATTACATCACGCCTAGTTCCGCAAAGTAACCGTGTAAAACCGTGTGATTACTTAGTTTCGTCGGTTTTGTCAGTGCGTCGGCCATACCACGCATCAACAAACTTTCGTGGCCATGCAAGGCGGCCATTGGGCAACTCAATCGGCTCGAAGTTGTGGAAGTGGCCAGCTTTCGTACGGGCGTCGTGGATGGTGCGGTGCTCAACGCCAATCGCGTCAGCGAAGTCAGCGGTACTTAGGTATTCGTCACTCATTCGATGTTCCTTGCGTGCAGGCTGATCTTCAGGCGCTCCCGAGCGCGCTGATAAACGTCTTGCAGTGGCTCCCGTGCCCGGTAGATGCTGGCGATTAGGACGTGATGCACAGCAACGCGCTCCAGGTGCGGCAGGCTGTCAATAGCCGCATCCACAGCAAGCGCCTGGGTGTTGTCAACGTTGTCCACCATGCTGTCGAAATCGCTGCCAGCCCTAAACCGGATGCCCGCAGCGGTGGACGGGTAGCCCAGCTCGTGACGGTGATCTGAGCGCCGCATCCAGTCCCGCCATAGATCGAGCAACCAAGACAGCCTGTCGTCCGTCATTTGCGATCCTTCAGCAACTGCGCACGCAGCATGGACAGATGCTTTTCTTGCTCGGCTACCCGTTCCTCTAGCCGCGCGATGTAGGTGATGGCTTCCTTGATTGCAGTGCGAACCGCCCGGTACTCCATCGGCGGTATGAGTGGCATCAGCGCTCGCAAGCGTTCCTTCACAACAAGTCAGCGCCGGTCACGAACAACGGGAGTCGCTGCCTTCCTAAACTCAATCCGCATTGCCTCTGCGTCGCTGCCGTATCGTTTCGCGTAAGCAATAAATGCTTTTGATATTCCGAACTCACGCATGATTTCTTTTTGACTCTTTTTCGCACGCATTTAATTCGACTCTCTTATTATTTTTCTGCTCATATTTGCTCCATGTTCTTACGACAAGTCCACCAATCGCAGGCGCCCATCTGGATGCCAGCCGTGGACGACGATTCGCACGCCGGACTCACGCACCAACGGCAGCAGGGGCGAATCGGTAATCTTGCGAACCCTGGCGGGCACGTTGCTTGCCGACGTAACCTGTACAGCCAAGACTTCCCCTCGCTTGATGCACAGCAGATCAATGAAATTCCACAGATCCACCTTCCACACCTTCATCGCCCCAGGCTGGCCGACGCGCTTGGTCTGCTCAACCAGCTCAACGTGGTAGCCCTCTTCCTGCAAATGGCGCGTGCTGCGCTGCGTCGGTGTCAGTGCCATTCCGGCTCCGCAGGTTTGAACTCAGCGGACCGTCCAACGATTCTGTACAAAATGCCCGCACCGTGTGAATCAAGAAGAGACAGCTCGCAACTCACCGCGCCAATCTTTTCCGCATCTATCGCGGCTTGGGCTAGCAGCTCAAGCACCCTCTCTAGGTCAGCGCTTATGTTCAAACCGCTTACCCCTGCAGATTGGCCGCGTCAGCGTGATCGACCACACCGCACCGTCGTTGATCCGCAGCGCAGAAGGATGCAAGCACACCCACGCATACGGAGCCCGCTCGCTCAGGAACTCGGGCTTGTGCTGACGGGCGTGTAGACATTGTTGACACGGCGGCTTGTCGTCTCTCAGGGCCAGTCTGCGAGCCACATCAGCCCGAATACGCAGACGGCACCCAACGCAGCACCTGCGCCGCTGTAAAGCAAGTCCAGCAGTAGCACGTCAATCACAGCGCAAAGTCCTGTGGCCGGCTCTTGTCGAACCATTTCGGCGACACGCCGCGCCCGCTCCACGTCTTGCCCGACGACGGATCGCGGTACTTTGCGGCCACCTTTTTCGCTGCCGACTTCATGCCGGCAGAGCGGCCAGGGAAAATGTCCGAAGCACTCAGCTCGTGCTGCGCCACTATCTCGCGCACCCGGGCAATGGCAACGGCCGACATGGCCTTGCGCTCGGCTTCAATTGCCGCGTCAATTTCTGCTCGCTGAATCATCAGTTGTTCAATCATTCGTCTGTCCCAGGTTCGTATACAAAGTCACCGCAGACCCGTTGCGGCACGGTTTTCCATTTGTTGCACCACACGCCCACCCGCGCCCAGGCTGAGTGCAAGCAGGATCTGCAAGTCATGCAGACCTCAGTGCTGACTGCAGGCGTTGCCGATAGAGCTTGGGGTGCTCAAACTCACTGCGGCGCACCGTCAGCCCTTCGCCGTGCCGCCCATAGCCGTCATGCTTCAGCACCACCTCGGGCTGGGGCGCTAAGTCGGCCATGCCCGCAGCCACCATCTGCTCGGCAAGGTTGCGAATGGCGTGCTGGCTCGTTGCCTCAGTCACCAGTAAGGCGTCCAGCAGCAAAGGGTTCGCCCGCATCCTGCGCACCACGGCGTTCTGCACGTCCTCCGGTATTCCGAAGTGAAGCCCGCAGATCCGAGCCTGTGAGCCGTCATTGATCGCCGCAGGCACTTGGCAACCAGGTACTCGGCACCGGTATGGGTTTTGGTCTGCAACAGGTTGACGTTGTGGCGTCACCTCGACCATTGATCCGACTCGTTTCATCGCGCAAGCCTTTGCTCGGAGTAGCGGCCTTCAAAGACCTTTTGGAAGTTCATCGGGCGCATCAGCCAGTCAAAGTCCGCAATGAACGGCGGCCTGCTGTTGTCGTGGTTTTGCGTCCTGCCCGTCAGGAACTTGCTCTTCGCCACCAAGTCGAAGAACGCAGCCCATTCGCCTAGCCCTTGCTCTTGAGATTCCCAGCCGTCCATGGCCGCCCAAGCCTTCCAGCGCGCAGCAGCGAACTTGCGTCGTTGCTCGGTCAACAACTGCACACGCGGACACATGGGCAGACGCTGGTGGTACAGGCCGATCAGTTCCTCAAAGGGAAACTGCGGTACTCCTGCAGGCTCTTTTTTGGGCTTTGTAAGCTCAATGACCGTCGCCGATGGGGGATCGGCCGCAGGCAGATCACCAAGTACCGTAGGTACTTCAATATCGACTTCGACTACGCCTTCGACTACGCCTCCGTCTAGGTGCGCATCTGCTAGCAATTGATAGCAACTGTTTGCAGGTGGTATCGGGTCTGGGAACTTGCTGCGGGAGCGCTGTTGCTGACCGAACTTGTGAATCTGAACGTATCGCTTCCCGTCCTGAGCCGGGTACACACTTACAAGGCCCGCTGTCTCGCAACCGGAGAGCCACTTGCCAATGTCCGCGTCGGATACTTTGTCGATCTGCAACGGGTAGCACGCCGAACGAAGCAATTTCGGCGAAGCGTGAAAGCGCCCGTAGTCATCCACCACAGACATCAGCCTGCGGTAAAAGACCTCATGCGCCCACGAAAGCGAAGCCACCATCTCGCTTTGGAGGATTCCATCTCTAAGAATTCTGTTCGGCATAGCTAGGACGGCCTAATCCGTTAGAGCAATTGCCTAATCATTCAGGGGGGGCGGTAACTTCGCTGTAGGAGACAAAGAAATGCCTACAGCAGCCCCCCCCCGACTGGGCTAGGGGAAAAACAGCGCAGCCAACAGCTCGACTGCAGGCTCATTTCATGAGCCACCGGCAGATCAGACTGCTGGGTATGCATACAGTTATTCCGCCGGGTACAGATCGGGCCGCAATTGCTGGCGCGGGACGCCAGTTGCCGCTTCGACTGCCAATACACGCTCGGCTGGGACGCGAGCCCACTGATGAACAGCGCCCTTTGTCACTCCAAGCGCTCTGGCCAAAGCGGCATAAGACCCGGCGGCCTGAACCGCCCTGAGAAGTGCGCTGCATTGTGATTTCATGATGGAAGTTTAGTCCATCTTTACGATACGCCGCAAGTGGGTGAAGTTGAACCCGCCTTGCGGGCATGTTTCATGCCGTACTCTTAAAGGATGAGCACCGGCGAGCGCATGAAGTCAGCACGGCTGCAGTCTGGAAAGACTCAGCAGCAAATTGCTGACGCGCTCGGCGTGACAAAATCGAACGTGTCTCAGTACGAAAAAAATAGGCATACGCCAAGCCTGGCTGCCGCAATTGCATTTTGTGAGCAAACCGGCGTTTCTCTTGATTGGCTTGTATTTGGCCGGGAGCCAAGCGCCGGGTACGACAAGCGCATTAGAGAGCTGCCAGACGCTCTTCGTGAATACGTTGTTGAAGCGTTGCTGTTAGCAGAGCGCGTGCAAACATCGACGCCTGCAAAGTTCTTGCGCCCGCCGACGACTGAGACTTACGTTGAGTTCTCAAACCTGCTCACCGAACTCTCAAAAAACTTGAACAAAGTGAGTTCGTAAAAAATTTTTGCCCACTGAGTAATGTTTGACTTGACACATGGTGTAGTTCGACTACACTCTCTTCACACCGCACAGACAGCGGCATGGAGAGAAAGATGAATTTCGACTTCGACGCAGCACACAGCGACGCCCACGATCAGATCTGGGACGCGCTTCAGAACAACGACTACATCCCCGCCTTGTACGCCCTCGGCGAATCAGTTCCGGCCCTGGTTGATCTGTGCCAGTGGCTGGTCACTGAGCGCGAAGTTGACCCCTTCCAGCTCGCCCGCGCCGTTCAGGCCGGCAGCTTGCAGCCCTGGTTTCTGGAGTTTGCACGCGACTGGGCTGACCGTCGCGCACGTCAGTTGCGCCGCCAGTGGCGTGACGACGAAGAGCTGGCGTTCGACGCTTTCAGCGATGTGTGCGCTCAACCCGCGTTTCCCGCAATTCGGTGGGGTGCCTGATGACTGCACGCCAACAACTTGAGCAGGCGGGCCGCGCGCCCGTCTTGGGCTGGTGCGACCAGCGCGTGAAAGGGTTCCCCGTCAACTTGCGCAAGACCGACATCAGAAAGACATGGCAAGCCGTCCAGAAAGTTCAGGAGAAACAGAAATGAG